CCCCCGGCGCGCGTAGGTCGCCGTTAGGCGACGGTCGAGTTGCTGTAGAGGTACACGCCGGCGCCGCCGCGGCCGGAGGTCGTCGCGCCGCCGCGGTACTCCGCTTCGCCCCAGACGCCGGTCGCCACGACTTCCATCGCGCGCAGCGAGGCGTCCGACTCGATCTCGTACTGCGGCATCGGTCCCTTCGTCGTGAGCGCGATCGCGTCGGGGTGCATCAGCGCGCCCGCCCACACGGTCGAGCCCGACACGGTCGCCGTCGCCACGTTCGCCGTCTGGAAGATCAGCACGCCGTAGAGCGTGCCGACCGCACCGGTGGCGACGATCTGGGCGCCCTGCGCGCCGAACGTGTTGGCGTCGTCCCAGATCGGCAGGAGCGACTTCCACTGGAACGGGTGCAGCACCGCGACGCGCTTGTCCTCGGGGATGCTGTCGATGTCGAGCTGCGCGCGGGCGTCCAGGAAGAGCGTCGACGTGATGCCGCCCGAGTTGCTGCCCGTCGAGGAGTTGAAGCCGGCGAAGAGCGCCGTGATGTCCTGGTCCTGCCGGCGCTGGAGCGCCTCGGCCGAGACTCGACCCGCCACGCCCCCGACTTCGGTCGCGCGCAGCGCCACGGCCTCCGACGGCCGAATCATGTCCTCGACCGTCGCACCGAGCGTCAACCGCGTGATGGTGTACTTGATCGCGTGCTCGGAGACCGTCACGTCGACGGTGCCGGACGTATCGAGGGCGCTGTTCGTCGTGAAGTCCGAGTTCTCGGCGATCGCCGCGGCGGAGACCTTGTCGAGGATCGGGAAGCGGCCGGTGAGCGTGGCCTCGCCGGAGATGTCCTTCCGCGTCACGAAATTGGCAACGCCCGGCTTCTCGGCGTAGTAGAGCACGCCATCCGCGTACGCCTCGCGGCGCACGAGCTCGGTCAGCGTGGTCGTCGTGGTCTCGCTCGTCCCGATGATGAACGGGATGGAGGAGGCGACGTGCGGCGCAAATACCAGAACGATGGCCGTCACGACCAGCAGCCCGATCAGGGCGATGGCGCGCGGCAGCGAATACGAGCGGGTCGTGGTCATAGCGGGTTGCACTCCTTCTGCGCGGTCCAATGGTGGGTGACGGCGGTTACGTCTTCGCCGGCACCTGATTCCAGGCCCGCCCCTGTTCGATGCCCGAGCCGCTGCGGCGGGTGCGAAGCGCCTTGATGGCGTCGGCGTCCCCCCGGGCGGCCTTCTGCGTCAGCACCTCGAGGTCGGTCTCCTGGCCGTGTGTCGGACCCCCGCCGGTGCTTCCGCTGCCGGCCTTCCCGCTTCCGCGAAGAATGCGGTCCTTGTTGGGCAACGTGCTGATCACCTCGGCAATCGCCGTGGCGAAGGGGACGGGGTTGCCCTTGCCGTCCACGATTTCATTTCCGTGCGCGTTCTTCACGACGATCCGGTAGCCTCGCGCGTCCTTCTCGTCGTCGACCGCGCTGACGTACTTCCCGAGCACGGCGATCGCCATGTCGACGTCGAGCACCGTCTTCGACTCGGCGTGCCCGCCGAAGAGATCGGTCGCCGTCCCGAACTCGGCGCGCACGACCGTGTCCTGGAAGCGGCGGCCGAGCGTGGCGATCTTGCCGTCCCGTGTCTCGAGCTCGGTTGCGTGCTTGTCGACGAGCTGCTGTTTCAGCGCATCGAACTCGCCGGCCTTGCGCTTTGCGGCTTCGTCGGCATCGGCGGCGTCTTTCTTGAGCTTCTCGAAGAGCTTCTTGTCCTCGTCGGACAGCACCGCGCCAGATTCCTGGAGCGTCTTCAGCGCCGCCTTCGCGGTGTCCCGCACCTCGAAGGCTTTCTTCGCTTCGCCCTGCCAGTAGGCAGCGTCCTTCTCGCCGCCTCCGCCGCCGTTGCCCCCGCCGCCGCCACCACCGTCAGTGCCGTCGAACAGCGGTCCTCGCAGAGCCCATCCGGGCGCGAACCTGAACATGCGTGTGCTCCTACAGGCGCGCGATCCGGCGCGCCGCCTCGTCGTCGATGAACGCCACGATCCGCTCTTCGTCCTCGTCCGAGATGCCGAAGAAGTCGCGGATCACGCCGTGATTCCCGGTTGTGTGGAAAAACGCCTTGTCGGCCGCACCCACCGCGCGCGAGCGCTGGATGAATGTCCCGCCCTTGCCGGGCGATCCGCCCTGGCTGATGAAGCCGATCTCGATCGACGTGTCGGTCGTCGCGAGGACGTGCATGTCGTTCAACATGCGGCCCGACACCGTCAGGTCCGCGCGGCTGTGCCCGAGCGCCGCTGCCTTCTGCTTCCCGTAGCCGAGCGACAACGCCTGGAAGGCCTGGCCGTTCCAGCCCTGCTGCTGCTCGGTCCGCTGCCGGATGCGCGACAGGACGAACAGGCCGATCTCTTTCATCAGCTCCTTCGTCGACGGCATCACCTCGCGGAGGTCGCCGAACGAGCGAGAGACGACGACCGCGGCCATCAGGCCGCCCGCTCCTCGCGCTCGAGCGCCTGCAGCCGTTCCTCGACGTAGGGCGCTCGCGCGCCGCGCTCGAAGAGGTCCAGCAGCTCGCGATCGAGCTTCGACACGCGCTTCGGCTGGTGGCGGCAGTTGAACCCGCCGCCGGTCAGCAACGGATTCGGCAGTTGCCCGTTGTCCGCCGTTTCAAGCTGCTCGCGCGTGAAGACCTTGCCGACCCGTTCACGACAGAACGGTCGCGTCTTCGTGTCGAGCGGCCCGGCGTAGTAGAAGAGCTCGTCCGGCTCGCCGGTGGCCTGCAGCTGGTCGACCTGGCGCGCGTAGATCGCCATCGCCGTGTCGTAGAGCGTGCGCGCCTGTGCATCGGTCACGTCGAAGAGATCGGCAACGTCGTCGACCAGGCTGTCGAGCGGCTGCGCGCCGAGCGTGCCGTCGAGCACCAGCCGCGCCAACCGGACGGCGGCCGTGCGCCCCAGCTGCAGCAGTTCTTCGAACCGCACGGTCTTGAAGGCTTCGATCGCCGACAGGTCCGCCTTCGTGAGGTCCGCAGCCGCGCGCGCGATCGAGTTCCCGCGCAGCACGAGCCGCGTCATCTCGTCGAGGGGTGCATCGAAGGCCTCCTCGGCGAACCGCGCGAACCCGCTCTTCTCGAGCACGTCGAGGAGGTCCCGCCGCAGCCCAAGCACGCGCCCGAGCTGTGCCTTCGTGGCGACGAGGCGGCCGTCCTTCGTCTGGAGCGCGCGCACCAGCCGCCTGGCATCGACGTTCAGGAGCTTCAGCGTTTGGGCGAGCTCGCGCGCGAAGCGGGCGTTCAGCGCGTCAATCAGAGCCGACTCACGGGCGGCCTGCAGTTCCACGTCTCGGGCGGTGCGTCCCATCGTCAGCCCCGCTCCACGCGTCGACCCCGATACCGTCGGCCCTGCGACTGCGGCCGATGCCCGACATGGAACCCCGAGCACCAGGCACACCAGTACGGCATGAGCCGATCGCGTCGCGATTCGTGATCGGTGGCCTTCGCGCGCAGCGTGTCGACGTGCAACGCCGCATCCGCGTGCGTCGCATGACGCGTCTTGCCGCGACAGAGCCAGTGCGGCTTCGGCAGCTCGATGCCCGACGCCGCAAACTCGTCGCGTAATTCGTTCAGCGATCGCCAGCGTCCAGGAAAAGCCATAGGTCACGCGGCCACCTTCGCGGGATCGCCTTCCTCGCCGGGCTTCGGCGGTTCGGGCTTCTTCCCGCCGGCGATGCGCGACACCGACGCCCCGAAGCGCGCCTGCGCCTCTTCCATCGCCCGCTCGCGGTTCTGCTGCTGCCCATCGATTTCCGTCCGGATGGATTTGCGCAGGTCCGTCGGCAGCTCGGGCGCGAGCTCGTCGACGACGCGGTTCTTGACGTAGTGCTCGAAGGTCGGCCCGAGATCGAGCTTGATGGCGTTCGCCCACTTTTCGAGCTCCTCGAGGAGGTCGGCTAGGAAGAACTCGCGCGGGTACTGGATCGTGACGTTCGCGGCGGCGAAGGCCTCGTCGACCTGCGCCTTGTCCCCAGGGTGCGTCCAGGCGTACCAGCTCTTCGCCATCAGCAGCTCGGCGTCCTGGAGGACGACCGCGAGATTGGCGAGCTGCTCGTTCAGTTCCGTGAACTGCAGGCGGATCGACTCGCCCGACTGGACGTCCTTCGAGTCGGTTTCGAAGCGCACGTGCGCCATCCGGTAGATCTCGCGGATCAGGAACTCGATGTTCTTGCGGATCTGCTCGGGCGCCGCCATGTCGGGCGTGATGTAGTCGACCTCGCCGGTGACGACCAGCACGCGTGTCGTGCCGATGTCGTTCCCGATCTGCTGCTTCGCCTTCTCGACGTCGCCGTCCTGCGGGACGTTGCAGGTCAGAATCGAGAACGCCTGGTTGCGCAGGACCTCGTCTTCCTCGCTGCAGCGGTTGAAGAGCGAGACACAGGTCTTGCCGTCGCCGCCGAGGGCGTAGCCCATGAAGGGCTGCTCGGCTGACGGGTCTGGACGAACGATGGCCAGCGGGACGAAGTCGATCGTGTCGCCGGCGGTTCCCGACTGCGCGATGACCTCGCCATCGGCGTCGAGCCGCATCCAGGCCTCGGCCGTCCAGACCAGCAGCTGCTCGGCGTCCTCGCCCGTGGGCTGGTCGACCAGAATCGACGCCCGCGCCTGGCACTCCTGCAGCTTGACGCCACGGAGTTCGCCGGCGCGGAGGTCCCAGTCGACGATCGACGTCGCCGGAAACCACGAGGCCAGGACGCGCGCTGTCTCGTCGGCCTTGCTCGGTCCGGTCGGGGGCGTCGGTTCCTTGTCGACGAGCGCCCCCGCATGACCTGCGGCAAGCGCCAGCTTCGCGCCGCGCATCATGAAGCGGTCGATCCCGGTGCCGGCGCCGTCGACGTCCTTCCACCACTCCTGCAGCTCGGGCAGGATCTCAGCGGTGCGCGTCACGCCCTTGCGGAAGACGTGGCGGACGTAGATGTTCACCAGCGAGCGGTAGTAGTTGTGGTACCGCGACATCTCCTTCCGCTGCTTGAAGTCGTCGCCCGTCTCGTTGGCGTACTTGAACAGATAGTCGCCGGTCAGGAACCCGCCGACGCCCTCGTAGGCATCGAGCAGTCGACGGAAGGTCGTCTTCCGGGCGACGAACTCGGGATGCTGGTGCTCGAGGACTGCCTGCTGCTTGTCCTTGTCGAGCGCGGTGTAGGCCGCGACGAGCGGATTCGCCGCCGGCGTGGAAGGAGACGTCCCGCGAGGCGTCGAGGACGACGCAGGCAGGGCGGGACGTGGCGCGCGGCGCTTGGCCATCGGGCTC